AGTTACATCTTATAAAAAGCATAAAGACTTTTTCAATGATTTAGCGAATCAAGTGATCGAGTATTGTGACTTACATGATATTGAATATCATATAAAAGATGGAACAATTACACCTGATATTAAGGAGTAATGTACATTGTGAAAATAGAACAAGAATACGAGCGACTCAAGTCGCTTTTTTCTTTGGTCGATAAATCAAAGACAAAATTAGTAGATAATTTGATTTATCAAGCTGCATTTATGAAAGTGGAACTTGATAAATTACAGGAACAAATTAGAAAGCACGGAGCTATTCAGATATCAAGCAAAGGCACTCAACGTCAAACTGAAGCAGCCAAGTACTATACAAAACTCGTCAATTCCTATGGTACTGTGATTAAAACATTAAACACCATACTTGGAACACAAGTAGATGATGGGGACGATGCATTTGATGAATTTCTTAAGAGAGCAAATGAATGAACTATTTAGTCAAGTATTACAATGAAATCGAAAAAGGCAACATCATTGTAGGACAGGAACTCAAAGAAGCATTAAATCAATTGATTATAGATTTGGATAATCCAACATACATCTTCGACGAGAAACCAGGACAGCTCAGAATTGATTTCATTGAAACTTTTTGTAAACATACGAAATCACCATTCAATGGTATGCCGTTCATACTTGAGCTATGGGAAAAAGCACTACTTCAAACGGCATATGGATTTAAAATGGCTGATTCAGGACTACGTAGATTCAATGAAGTTATTTTACTGATTGCACGTAAAAATGGAAAGACAACATTTGTTGCTGGTATCGATTTAGCTGAGTTCTTTCTTTCAAGTGGTGGTGTTGATATTGTTTGTGCATCGAATACGACAGAACAAGCGAACATTCTATTTGAAGAAATCAATAACATGAGAGAACAGTCGCCCGCACTTTCCAAAGATACCAGAAGTAAAAAGAACATCTTTCATATCTATTCTCCAAAGACAAAAAACAAGATCAAAAAGTTATCAGCTCAATCCAGAAACAAAGACGGATACAATATCGAAGTTGGTTGTATTGATGAAGTCCATGAGATGACAGATTCTAAAGTTTATGATGCAATCAAACAATCGCAGTCAACTAAGAAAGAACCGCTTATATTTATCATAACCACTGAAGGGACAACCATAGGTGGTTTTTTAGATAACAAACTAGACTATACACGTAAGATGCTAAAAGGTGAAATACAAGACGAAAGAGTCCTTCCATGGTTATACACTCAAGATTCAACGAAAGAGATTTATGAAGATACAAACACTTGGCAGAAATCAAATCCTAGTCTTGGTGTAGTTAAGTTGAGCCACTACTTAGAAGATGTCATGAATAAATCTAAGCACGACCTATCCACTAGAGTCACAATGCTGTGTAAGGATTTCAATATCAAGCAAGCAGACAGTGGATCATGGTTATCGTTTGATGATCTAAACAATGAAGATACTTATTCAATCGATGAATTGCGAGATTCTTATGCAGTTGGTGGTGTGGATTTGTCATCAACAACAGACCTTACAGCAGCTGTTTTAGTTATCCAAAAAAGAGATAGCAACAAGAAGTATGTCATTTCACATTTCTTTATGCCAAGTGAAGTGGTTGAGAAAAGAATCAAAGAAGACAATGTTCCTTATGATATTTGGATTAAAAAAGGCTTTGTGACTTTAACTGAGGGAAATCAAAACGATTTTAGCCTAGTAACTCAATGGTTTATGAAGATGATACAAACCTATGGTATTAGACCACTCTGGGTAGGATTTGACCCCTGGAACTCACAGTATTGGATCAAAGAAATGGAAGACTTAGGATTTAATATGGATAAAGTCAGACAAGGTATTTACTCGTTATCTGAACCCATGAAAATCCTTGAGGCTGACTTAAAAAACAACTTGGTGAATTACAACAATAATCCAATCCTAAAATGGTGCTTATCGAATACACAAGCTAAAGTTGATTTGAACGGCAACATTCAACCATCAAAGTTGAACTCGAAATACAAACGAATCGATGGTGCGGTTGCATTGATTATAGCTTACGTTATTCTAAATAGATACAAGACAGATTATGAAAAAATGTTATAAAAAAAGACCAACATTTTGTTGGCCAATAATTGTTGGTGGTGGTGGAGGGAGTCGAACCCCCATACTCGCAAAGACTCGGCTAAACGCTTTGTATTCGAAATTGCTTTCACCGAGGATGCTGGGGACACCACCACGAGAATTCTCCACCACAAACCGATTTTCACCATTAGCCTAACCTCCAATAATATGACATCTATTGAACAATTAGTGGTTATCTTCCAAATGCACGAAGAAAGCGCAATGCGAAGTACAAAAGACAGAATAGCCTTTACCGCCTTCAACTATTATTATATCACACGTTTTTGATGAGGAGAACGTCATATGCCAATATTCAAAAGAAAAAGCAAAACTGGATCATTTGATGCACTCCAGTTAATTAGCAATTTAAATACATTCTATACACCATTTGGAACGAACATTTCAAATAGTGATGTCGTTAAGATATGCATTGATCGAGTCGCAAGCCAATGCGCCAAACTAAAACCAAGATTTATAAAGAATGAAGATGATAAGACAGTAACCGAGAAAAAAGGTCGACTGTCTTTTCTTTTAAAATATAAACCAAATGAGATCATGACGCCTTATGATTTCATCTACAAGACGATCACATTACTCTTGCTGAATGACAATGCATTTGTTTATCCGAAGTTTGATAAGGACTCAGGAGAGCTGAAAGGCATCTATCCATTAAGACCAATTACCGTTGAAATCATCGTAGATAGTTCAGATACCTACTTTGTCAAGTTGCTATTTGATAATGGTGAATCGTATCTCTTACCTTATGACAATGTGATTCATTTGAGACGACACTTCGGACAAAACGATATCTTTGGTGGTACTGGATCAACAGGAGATCACGAAGCCATACTTAAGACGATATCTATCAATGATAGTCTGCTTCAAGGAATCGATAATGCTATCAAATCTTCAATGCAAATCAAAGGTATTCTGAAGATGAATGGGATGTTATCAGAAACGGATAAAAAGAAACAAAGAGAACTATTTGATGCTGCACTTTCGGAATCGGTAAGTCTTAAGGGAAGTTCGATTATCCCGATTGATTTGAAGTCTGAATATATTCCTTTACAAGTTGATCCAAAACTAATTGATAAAGATACACTTCAATTCTTGCAAGCAAAAATCCTGGATTATTTTGGAGTATCAGTACCAATCTATACAAACAAGTACACAGAAGATGAATATAACTCATTTTATGAGTCAACGATAGAGCCTTTAGCTATTCAACTTAGCGAGGCTTTTTCTTTAGGACTACTTACAGATAATCAACTTGAACGTGGAGAGGAAATCATCTTCTATAGCGAGAGATTACAGTATGCTTCGTGGAATACCAAAGTAGCTGCAATCGAAAAGCTAATGAGTCTCGGAATAATGTCTCTCAATGAATCAAGGGCTCTACTGGGACTTGAACCAATCGAGGGTGGAAATAAACGACTTCAATCACTGAACTTTGTCGATGCCGATAAAGCAAATCAATATCAAGTTGGAACGGAGGAACCAATAGATGGAAATAACAGTTAATGGAAAAATATCTGAAGAAGCTTTGAAGGTGATTTTAGAAACACAGAAGGCAAAAACGATCATCATTGATGATTACTGCAAGAAAGAAAAACTCGAGTCCCTTTTCTATAAGGACGCTGAACTTGAATATGAGTATCAAAAACAAGCAACATCTAAACCAAAGAAAGTGGAGGTCCGAAACAATGATCAAGGAAACTAGACTCGCTGATGTTACCCTTCATGAAGAAGAGGACAAAATGATTCTAGAAGGTTATGCTATTGTCTTCAATAACGAAACTCTAATCGGTGATGAAGAATACGGATTCATGGAAGAAATCGATTCAAGAGCACTATCAGAAACCAAAATGAAGGATGTTCCTATGAAATACAATCATATGGACTCCTTTTTAATTATCGCTAGAACAAAAAATCAATCATTATCACTTACTGTAGATAGCATCGGTTTGAAAGTTCGTGCAGAATTACTGGATACCAATACAAACCAAGATATCTATAAAATGGTGAGAAGTGGTTTGCTAGATAAGATGAGTTTTGCTTTTACAGTAGATGAACAAGTATGGAATCGTGAAAGTAAAATTCCCAAAAGGACCATTACAAAGATAGAACGCTTGTATGATGTGTCGGTAGTGGATACTCCGGCATATGATGCAACTAGTATATATGCTCGTTCTTTAGTGAACTGATACCAAAAAGTTGTACTTTGATATAATAGAAGTATATGCAGGAGGTATCAAATGAAAGATAAGAAAAAAAAGAACAGATTATGGAGTGGAG